ATATCTTGGTTTATTTAAATCAGGTTTCTTAAAATTGTTTAACATACATTATACATTTATAATTTACAAAAAATTAAGCAGTTATTCAAATTTATTCAGGTGAATATGTAAGTTCACATATTTCTCCTTTAGTTGGACTATGTAGAGATAATACTCCAGATCTTCTAGAACCTATGAATTTATTGTGATAATGATAATAATCTGTACGTGAGAGACTTGGTAAAATCTTTAACATAAATCCAGTATTTTCATGTTCAGTTATATATTCTATTTTCTTTTTATGATGGTAATGTCCTGTATATAATGTTCTGTATAGTGTCTTACCCCATTGTCTTGGATATTCCATTGAATAAACTAATAATGAATTTTTAGTATTAACATCACCATGTTCAAAAGCAAAAAAGTTATCTTCATATACAAACACTTTTCTTTCTAGATAAACAGTATCCCATAAAATTTCTGGGTTATCAAAACACTTAGATAAAGCATGAGCTAAGTGAAATGAAGATAATCTATCATGATTACCAGGTATATAAATAACTTGTAGTTCATCACAAAATTGTTTGATATAGTTAATACTCCATTGTAATGCATCAAAAGCCTGTGTATAAGCCTCTGTAGCTGTCATACAGTTATCTAAAGGTGTTCCAGCAGTAGTAGCTCCATTCCATGTATCCATGTTTATTACATCACCTCCTATGACATAATACATTTTTTCTAAATGATGGGAATCTGATGCTCTTTTTATTAAATCTTTTATTGTTTCTTCAAAACATTTATCTATAGTTTCATTTCCTTCTTTACCAAAGTGTATGTCTTGTAATGACAAAACTCCAGCTGTTTTAATTTTACCTGGAGTTTCTACTCTTTTTACTTCATTATATTTTTTTGGTTTAAACCCTTTTAATAATTCAGCAACATTATCTACCTCATTATCTTTTAGTTTGGTTATCATTGCAGATACACGCCAATGATCTCCCATTTGTTTATTCCAATAACTAGATAATTTCCATTTAGTAATGTCAATATTCAATATATCAATTATTTCTTCAGGAGTTTTTGGTTCAGATGAAGACATAACTTCCATCTTTGCTTCTCCTTTTTCTAGGTTGTATTCATAAGAAGTTGATCCTTCCTCTACTAGCTCTTTAGATTTTACATAATCTTTTAGTGCTTCATAGTCTTCTGTACTAATATTTAATTTGTCTGAACAATATTCAGAATTTTTCTTCCATTTAAAGGAAGCTTTGATCTTGTCTAGTAATGATTCCATATATAAATTATTTTGATTAGAGCCACAAAGATATAATTTTTTTTGTATTATAAAAGAAAAGATCCTATTTTCATAGGACCTCTTCAGGCAATCAAGCAATGAAAACCAAACAAAAACACTACTCTTCTGCTAAAACGCTGTTGTACAAAAAGTTTCTACTGATCCATATAAGGTACCACCTATATTTGTATCAACTTGAAATTTATATACAGTATTATTTGTTAAACCTGTTACAGTAAATGTTGCTAGCCCAGTTGAAACAGCAGTTCCTAATGGTGCTGCTGAATAAGCTCCTGCAGTTGATAATTTATATTTTACATTTAAAGATGCTGCAGTTGTAGGTACACCAGCCCAACCTAATGTCACTGTTGATGAAGTCTTATTTACTACATATAAATATTGAATTGATTTAGTAGCTGTGTTAGGATCTTTTATAAATAATGCTACTCTCTGCATAATTGCAGATAATCTTTCTCCTTTAGCAATTGTAAATATATTACCACTTGCATCTTCTGTTTGTATTGTATCTTGACACCAAGTTATACATTCCATACATAAACATTCAGCACATTGTTCAACATTTACACCAGTACATTGTGAATATGCACATGGTGTTGTTAGACCTGTATCTTTACAAGCACAAGGTGTTGATTTACAATTACTAGAGTTACAATTACATCCCATTTTATTTATTTTTATTTATTAAGCACATGTTGTTGCATTTTTCCAATGTGGATAGGTTCGTGAATATTGTGCTACATTAAGTCCTGTAGTACCAGTTGCTCTTGCATACCATCTATCATGAAATAGTTCATCTCTAAAATCTTGATCTATAGATCCTTTAGTTGTATAATATGCTCTAACAGTACCATCAAATTCAATTCCTGTAGTACTATATATAACCGCACTAACACTTGCAGAATTAGTACATGCTTGTGTTGATGTATTTGTGGCTGTAGCCTCATTTGAGTGCCCATATGTAGTACCAGCACCATGCACAGCAACACCCATTCCTAAAACACCACCTGCTGTTGGATTTGCACTTGCACCTGTTACTGAAGGTAGGCAAAGTAATTTCCCCATCTCATTAACAAATGAAGTATATTCATAACCAAAGTAATCATCTATATAAGGTACTACTGTTATATTAAGATCTGATAATGGTGCTAAGTTATTTAGATTAACTGTTGCTACAGTTCCATTATATGGATTTGCATTTGTAACAAGATTAGCTTCCCAGTTTGCAACAGCTTCTACATTTAAATAATCACTTCCAAATCTATATGCATTATATTGAGATCCAATAAGAGCTGGAGTTGTATTACCTGCTGGAGCATTACATGCTAAAATCATTTGTCTTATTAATGCTTTATCTTGTCCATCTACACCAGTATGTAATCCAGTTTGTTTTGGTATTACGTAATGTCCATCACATCTATATATTGCATTTTCAAGATTAGTATAAGTAGCATTAAGACTATTAGCAGTTGACCATACTGATTCTCCTACACCACCATTGGCTGTTGTATTTCTATTATTATCTACAAGTATATTCATTATATCATCATAATCAGCTAAATATCTTGTAGTTGGAGCAAGTGGTGCTGAAGCTGCTAATGCTTCTGTATATAATGGATAAGGAGTACCACCACATGTAACTGTATCTGCTTGATCAATAAATGAGAATAACATCATATTTGATGCTAAATTTGCTACTGTACCAGTCCACCATCCAACTGGTGTAGTAGAAGGAGTCCATGTTTGTGCAATAGTTGACCATGTTCCTGTAGATGTAAGTGAAAGTCCAGCACCACGCATTGCTATAATTTTATGATTTGATAAATATGCACTTGCAGAACCCAATCCAACCCCCACCATATCACAATTAGTTATAGGAAGAATATATAATTGACCTGTATATCCAGAATAAGTAGTTTGAATACTTGTATGTGCAGCTATCATTGCAGTCTTTATATTAAGACCTTCAGTTTCTGTATAAGCATCAGTATCAATAAATACTACTAAATCAGTAGCTAAAGACTGAGGCCAAAAACCTCTTGATAATGATGTTGTATAATTACTAGTTTTCGCACCTATAGTTAATGCTGCTGAATTTGAATCTGTATTATTAAAAGCACCAGACTGTAAAGGTGCATATGTAAACTGTTGTGTCTCAGCAGGGATTGCATTTGGTGTAAATGATGTAACACCAAAACTTGCTACACCTACATTATATGTTAATGCTGAAGCTTGAACACTATTACCATGTGCAATTTGATAATTATAATTTGCACTAAAAGCATATTGTACATCTGCACGTGGAACCCAGGTTGTCCATGCTGCTTGACTTATATTTACTTCATCACCTACACATGAAAAATATGTCTGTGGTATAATTGGTACACTAGTTGCTGTAGTATTTCCTTCAGCATATACAAATAAATTCTTTCCTCCATCAGATGTAATACCATCAATATAACGCCATCCATCTCCTAGTGTGTTTGTACTTCCATCTAGTCTTGCTGTAGTAACTCCATTTGTCACTAATGATTTAACTGGATTATTATAATCCAATGATACACCATTCATAGTAATCTTACCTGCTGAACATGGTGTTAAACTTTCAGCCCATATTGTATTGTTTCTTAATACTCCTGCTACTGAACTATCAGAAGTTGTGAATCCTCCAATATAAATATCACCCATATTTGTTCCTGGATTTATAGAATCATCACAAGCAATAGGTGTAAATGAACCAGCTACTCCATATTGAAGTTCTGTTGCAACTGCTTTATAATCTGCTGCTAATACTTCAAGATCTGTACATGTTGTTCCTGTTGTATTAAATGATTGTTGAGGACATAAATGATTAAAGTTATCTGATCCTGCTATTGGAGTTCCGTAAGATATTTGAATTAAATATGCTGATCCAGGTGTTAAATTTGTAAAGCTTCCTGTCCAAGTAGATCCTGGATTACTATTAACTTGACTAGTAATTACTGAACCTGCAGCATTTAATAATTGTATTTGTGCATTCATTGTAGCAGGTAAGTACTGTGCATTTACAGTCCATGATATAGATGTTAATCCTGGAGTTCCCATAGTTAATTGTGGACAAATATCTGTTGAAGTTATTGTTTTAGTTTGAGTATTAGCACATTCCATTCCTACACCATTTGTAAAGCAGAATTGAACTTCAACTTCAAATGTTGCACTACTACCATTTAAACCATTAAGAGTATATGTTTGACCAGCAGAATTATTTTGTAATTGATGTATTGATGCATAATGAACTTGATTACTTCCTTCATCATCTGTTATTATAACTTTAGAACCATTAGATCTATCACAATCATAAAAAGTTGTTGGAATAGTAGATGATGAAAAGTTTATATTCAGTGAATTAATCTGTCCAGGATCACCTTGAACATTAGCAGAAAAACCATAAATAATATCTTTACATGCAGTTGGTACTACATCAGCTATTAAACTTTCAAGTGCTTGTCTCATATCATTAATAGTAATCCAAGCATTTGTAAATGATTGTGCTAAACTATTAGGATTTAATATAAAACCATTATAGGTACTCATATCTCCTACACCATTTAATTTCTTTGAACTTGCTAAAGATGCAGCTTGATAACCTATTGATGTTGCTAAACTTGATTGAGGTCCTGTTCCTTCTTGGAGTCCACAAAATGCTCTCTCAACTGCTATTAAAGCTGTACTCATATTTGTTAATCTACCTGGAGTTCCAACACAGGTAGTTAAAATTTGTTTTTCTGACTTATTTGTTTTATTTCTTTTTTCAGTATTTTCTAATGAAATAATTCTTCCTTCATGATTTGCTACCTGGCCTTGTATTATTGAAATCTCTGATGTTGTTTCACTTATTCTTGTTCCTAATAATGTAGCATATTGTTGTAATGGTAATGCTCTAACTATAGTTGCTGTATTAGGGTCTTGATATTGCAACATTGATGGTAAACTAACAGGTGTAGTTAAAACATCTCCTTGTCCAAATTCAGATTGATTTGCCACACGTGCTTGAACAACATTCTCTATTATAAGATTTTGTAATTCTGTTTCATTATTAGCATGTCTAGCTTGTTGGCCGTTTCCATTTTCAAGACCTTCTTGATTTATTGCTGCAAATTTTGAATGTGTACCTGAACCTCCTGCTAATTTACTTAAAGCTGTTAGTTCTTCACATAGTTTAGCTATTACATCACTTATAGTATCACCATGACATATGTCAACACAAGGTAAATCTGGTCCTTGCCAAATTACACAATTTGATGATGTATTATCACATCCACCAGTTTTATTAGAGTTAAAAGGAATCATAATTATTTATTCTTATTATCACTATACATTATAATATACAGATTTTTAATGATACAGCCAAGTTATTTATTTTGTTTATTGTTTTTTTCATAGTATTATATAAACGTTACACCTATATCAATACATCCTGCAACAACTGTATATGTATTACTTGCAACAAACGGATCATCACAAATAATTGAACTTGCTCCCAATGAATTATTATTCACTATAAAGGTACCAGCAGGCATATTAAGATTATTTCCATTTTTTATATTAAGACTTGTTAATAGATTATCATGGGCATAACAAGAAGTCATAACAACATTAGCACTTAAATCAAGGGTTGTGAGTTGATTATTATCACACTTTAATTCAGTTAAAGCAGTATTCTGAATTACATTAAGACTTCCAATTGAATTGTTACTACAATACAACCAAACTAAACCAGTATTAGTAATTACATTAAGGCCTGTGAGGAGATTATTTTGACACTTCAAATACTCTAAAACAGTATTAGTAGTTAAATTTAAAGATGTGATTTGATTATTATAACAAGCTAAAGACCATAAAGCAGTACAACCATTTACATTAATACTTGTAAGGCTATTATAAATTACATTTATTTGGTATAAATTAGTAAGATTACTTACATCCAAAGTTGTCATATTATTATTAGCACAAAACAAACTAGCTAAAGCAGTAAAATCTTGAATACCTGTTAAATCAGAAATACTTGAATTATTGAGACTTAAAGTAATTATACTACTGACATCAGTTGTTAAGCACCAATCAGTTGTAGGACCACCTGAGAATGTAACACTATGATTAGCTATTAATTCGTTTTGGAAATTAGTATCAGGTATATAAGTGTAACCAGCATTACAACCTGCACTGAAGGATGTCTGAGCATCCTTACTTGTCCAGTTAGCATCTGAGTAAACTACATCATCTACAGTAACACATGTTAATAAAGGATTGGTTGTAGAATCATAGTTAGCAGTAGGAACATTAGTATTATTACCATTTGCCATATTAAGTTCAGTAAGTGCACAATTTTTAGTATCAATTTCAGTTAGAGCAACATTATTACTTAAATCAAGACTAGTTATTAACGGATCATTATAAGTCCATAAAAGTTCTAAAGCACTATTAGTACTTAGATTTACACTTGATAGTACATCATTATTACTAACCTTCATTGATTTTAAAGCAGTATTCTGAGTAGTATCAATACTTGTCATTGCAGGATTTTCATAAGCATTTAAATTTTCTAAAAGAACAAGAGTACTTATATCAACATTTGTCATTCCACTCGTATTATATGATATATCTAATGATATTAAATTAACAAGAGCACTTACATCAATAGTTGTATATACGCATCCTTGTACACTCAAATAAGTTAAAGTAGTATTATAACTTATGTTAAAAGTTGTCAAAGTATTCCAACTAGCATACAAAGTATCTAAAACAATAAAATCTTGTATACCTGTAAAATCAGTAACACCCAAACCATTAAGATTTAGAATTGTTATAGTATTAATTGTACTTGTTAATACATAATCACCAACAAATGTTTTTCCAAGTCCTGTTAAATAAGTTTGGAAAGCACTATCAGGTATATAAGTCCAGAGACACAAATCAGTTGTACTAAATGTAGTTCCTGCATCAATAAATGCTGGTGCAGTCCAGTTAGTAGTAGAATAAGAAGTATCATCAACAGTGATGTTACTAAGAAGTGGACAACCAGTAAAATCTAGTGACCAGCTATTTAATAGTATATTTGAATTATTTCCATTTTTAATATTAACATTTTCAAGTAGTTCACATCCTGCCGTGATTACCCGTGAAAGATTAGATTGTAGATCTAATTTTAAACATTGAATATTAGTTTTGTATAATGATGGTGTTAATAATTCAGAACCAATCTCAACAAACCCTAGATTAATATTTGCATCAACATCTAATTCTGTTATGGCAGGACAAGCTCCAAGTGATAATCCTTCTAAAAGAATATTGTTAGTGAAATCAATACCCGCATTAGTAAATGCATTATTATATCCAACAAAAGTAGTTAAGGCAGTATTAGTACTTGTATCAACAGCTGTTATTTTATTATTATCTATTTCTAATGTTAATAGAGCCGTACAACCAGTTGTGATAAGAGTTGTAAGAGAACTTACTGCAGGATATGCCCAAGGAGCACTAATACCATTTGCCCAAGTTTGATTATGACAATTAATATGTTCTAAAGCAGTACAGTTAGATGTATTAACGCTTGTAAGAAACGCACAAGCAGGTATCCATAATGTTTTTAATGTAGTATGATTTTGAACATCCATAGTTATTAAAGGATTCATACTAGCTTCTAGATAAGTTAGAATAGGAGTAACACTTGGATTTATATTAATTGTAGTAAGTTGATTACCACCTACATAAATCTCATCCAGTAAAGGATTATTAGTGAAATCAATACTTGTAATATTATTACTTTGTAATTTAAGAGTAGTTAATAAAGGGTTACCACTTAAATCTATTGCAGTAAGACTATTATTAGGAATATTAATTGTAGTTAAAGATGACATACATTCTAAACCTGTTGCATCAGCAATAGGTGGATCTATATTACCATCATAAGTTATTCCAGTTATTCCAATTAATCCAGCTGTTGCTGTATTAAAAGAAGCATCAAAGAAAACTCCAAATGTAGTTGTTAAATATGCTCTAAAGTTAGCATCTGGAATATTACATATTGGGAGGGCACAACTATTTGGTATACATACTGTGTTATATACATTTACAGCATCTGTACTTAACCAAGTACTATTTGAATGAGCTACATCATCAACAGTTATACAAGTAAGAAGTGGAGTATCCATAGTATTCCACTCAGAAGTTAGATTTATTCCTGCTATATTATTACCATTTTGTACATTTAAAGTTGTTAGATTAGGATTATGATCAGCATGACACTGAGTTAAAACAGTAGCATTAGATAAATCTACACAGTCTATTAAATTATAACCAAACTGAATTCTATCTAAAGCAATATTATTAGTTACATCTAAAGTTGAAATTTGATTAGAAGTACATACAAAATGAATTAAAAGAACATTAACATTTACATTAAGAACTGAAAGTAAATTATTAGATATTTGGAAAACAGTTAAAAGAACATTATTAGTTACATCTATACTTGTAATTTGATTAGAAACACAATACAAAGAATTTAAAGCAGTATTCTGACTTACATCAAGGCTTGTGAGTTGATTAAAACTACAATTCAAACTACTTAAAACTGTATGAGGGGTTACATCAAGGCTATTAAGTAGATTAGAATTTACGGTGATGGAAGTTAAAAGAATATTCTGACTTATATCCAAAACACCTATTTGATTTGATGGAGCTTGTAAACTATATAAAGCAGTATTAAACTGCAGGTTAAGACTTGTTATTTGATTATATCCAACTTTTAAAATTTGTAATCCTGTAAAGCATTCAATACCTGTCATGTCAGCAATACCATTTGGATCAGGTATCATTGTCATAGTTAGATCTAAAGTAGTCAATGCAGCAACATCTGTATCAAGTACAGTAGTACCAACATATGTAAATGCAGGATATTGAGTTTGTAATGATGCAAAGAAGTTAGCATCTGGTATATTACAATATGTTGCTGCAACACATGGTGATCCAAATATATCTCCAGTATCAATAGAAGTTGGTGCAGGCCAATTTGTAGTTGACCAAGCTGTATCATCTACACTAATACAAGTAAGATTAGGAGTATTTATAGTTATGAATTGAGGACTATTCATATTTGTATTATTTCCATTTGTTACATCAAGGAAACTTAATGGAATATTATCATTACAATGTAAATAAGTTAAAAGTGTTTGATTAGTAAGATCAAGTGTTGTAATTTCATTCCAAGAACAATCAACAGTAGTTAAAGCGGTATTATTACTTACATCAAGGCTTGTTATTTGATTTTGGTTACACCACAAATAAGTTAAAGCAGGGAGCGTACTTACATCAAGTGTTGTGATAAATTGATTACCATTACAATTCAAATAAGTTAAAGCAGTATTAGCACTTACATCAAAGCTTGTAAGTTGATTACCTCCTACATCCACATGCTGTAAAGCTATGTTTTGACTTAAATTAATATTTGTAAGAAGATTATTACTACATCCTAATATTTCTAAAGCAACAAAACATTCTATTCCTGTAAGGTCTGTAATAGATGGAACATAATAACTAACATTTAATCCAGTAATTGTATTAACATCATTTATAGGTATAGTACCAGTATATGGACCTTGTGGTTTATGACCTAAGTCCATTAATGCTTGCTCAAAATTATTATCTGGAATACTACATACATCTGCAAGTGATACAAAATCACATATATTTGAATAAACAGGATTACTACCACATCCTGCTATATTATGATCTATTATATACGCTCTCCAATAGTATTCTGCAACTCCCAGTAATCCTGTTGCTATTTCTGTTATTAAAGTATTTACAACAGCTTCACCTGGATATGTACTAGGAGTTGCTGGTACCATTATAGTTGATGTACTTCCTCCAGCAACTATATTATCTAATGTTATATCTGCATTAGTACCCCATACTATTCCCCATGTTCCAGTATTAGCAGTTGTTAATGCACCCAGTGAAGTGTATTGATAAATTAAATTATAAGATGTTAATGAACTACATGTAGCTAACATACATTCAATTGTAGGACATGGATCAAGTGTAGTAAATATTTGATTAGCATTCCAATCTGAAGTTAATATACCACAAACACTTCTAACTTGGAATTCATATTCAGTAAGAATTAAAAGTCCTGTTAAACTATATGATGTACCAGTTGCGCCTGTAATTTCTATCCATGTATTAGGAGTAGTGGTATTTACTTTTCTATATCTTATATCATATGTTATAGTAGTTTCTGAACTATTAGTAACTGTCCATTGTAATAGTACACCTGTACCTGCTGCAGTTGGTATAACTTGTAAATTACCAGGTGCATTACATGTACATTGTGGATCTGGTACTGTACATACTGGTTCTGGACATAATTCTGTTGCAGTTATTAAAAGTCTTTGTTGAGCACAATCTCCTGATGTAGTAAAACAATCACATATTTGTGCTGTATGTTCTGTATTAATAGATGCTTGTGAAATTATATGTGTGTATCTTCCAAATTCATTTGTCTTACCAACATCTTTTCCATCTATATATATTTGATAACCTTCTATTGAACTTCCATTCTGATTTACTACATCAAACACTAAACATTCAGTATCATTACATTGATATAATCCTAAAGAAAAGAAATTATTTAAATCACTTACTAATATATTAGGATCAAGTGTAGGTGTAACAGAAGGTGATGTAAAATTACCACCCCATCCATAATGATCAAGACCTCCATATCCATATGCATGCTGGATTATAGTATTTGTTTCATTCCAATATATATTAGATCCTGCAATTTCAGCAGCAAGTAAAGTACCAAGAGTATTAACAGGTGCTGTACCTGTTAAAAAAGTACCATCAGGAGAAGGTCTATTACCACTTGTAATTGGTCCTAATACAGATAATGGAAATGGTCTATGTGAAGAATATGGTCCAGGAGCACCAGGTCTAATAGGATATGCAAAACAATGCATTTTATGATTACATGATCTTGATGTAAACTCATTATATGTATCTATATAAAAATTATAATCTGCTTTAAATACATCTGCTGGGCCATTTTGACTTGCTAGGTTCCAATCATTAGCAGTACCATTTACACTTCCACTCTGATGATAACTATAATAATAAGAATTATTACTAACATTAGCATTATGTCCTTGTGCTTCATCAGCAAATATAACAACAAGAACTTGTTCTGTTGCACAAGGAGGAGGAGGTCCATTCCAAGTAATACTAGGTCCTATAGGAGTATAAACTGCAGTTCCAGCAGTGTTTGCCCATGTATCACATTGTACACCTTTAGTAAAACTATCATAAAAGTATGCTGTACAATCACCATTTTGTGCCCAATCTTGGACTTGCTGAGTGTTACCCATTCTTGCATTTGGGGTAGTTGTATCACCATGACATCCACATTGTCCAGTTGCTCCAGTATTCATATTTACACTAGCAGCACCACAAAATCTTGGTGGTGTATTACATGCTGTTATAGCACTATTAGTAGAACAAGCTAATGTATTTGATTGAAAGTCACCTGAATTATTCCATGCACCCGTAATTGCTTGAATAGACCAATCAATCCATCTTTCTCCAGCTATAATTGTATGATAATGATTACCTGTAAATCCATCTGCTTGTAATTGTTGTATCCATAATTCTGAAGCAGTATGAATATTTTGAGCTTGAACTGCACCCATTGATGTACCATCATAATAGAAATATATGGTTAGATCACCTTTTGGTATGAGGCCACATAAAGGATCTACCCAATTAGGGAATGTTCCTGCAGCAGGAGGTGTTCCAGGTACAAGTGGTTTAAATACTTCTCTTTCTATTTTATATCCTGTATATTCTTTTTCTTTTTTATCTTGCCAATAACATAAATATTTCTCTGATGCTATACCATCTAAAGTATTTTCACATGGACTAATCATACCAAATCTTTTAGCTTGGAAATGTTTATAAACATCATCAGCAAATCTTGCTTCTGTTTCTATTCTTTTAATGTCTGTATCTGTTAAGAATTCAGTTGGATCATATTCTCCATAAGCTATATCACAGGGTAGTTGAGGATGTTCACATGTTCCATCATCACAACAAGCAGTGGCATTATAATTAGCAGCAGTAGGATCCATACATCCTGGATAACAACAAGTACCATCATCTTGGTTTGCAGATGGATCATAATTACATGCAGTTGGATCAGTACAACCTAATACATCATAAGTACAAGGACATTCAGTAGGATCATAATATGAAGCACTTGGATCATAATTATTTGCTGCAGGATCATCACAACCACAATCACAAGCTACATCTGGATCAAAACTACAAGTACCTACATATATTTCTAATAAATATTCCATACAAGTACCTGGTGGTGTAAAATCATAACCGAATAAATTATATGGAACACCTTGTAAGGCATTTTGAAAATACGCATATCCTAATGCATCAGTTATTTGTATACCTAATGCTCCAAAATCTACACTAAAATTTGGAACTGGTAATCCACTTCCTAAATCTAATGCTTGTACAGTAATACAATTTTCCGTACTACTACATGAAGAAGTTATATTCCAACCACTAGGTACTTGATATGTCATCATATCATTAAACTGTGTTGAGAATGGTCCTATTGTAAATGGACTTGCACTATATGTAGCTAATACAGGCCAAACTTCTGTTTCTGGTCCACCAACATTAAAAGCTCTTTGTGCTCCCCAATATGGGAATGTCCAATATACACTTGTATTTGTTCCATACGTTTCACCTAAACTAGCATTAGCATTACCTACTTCACTATTATATGGGTTAGCTCTATCACCAACGAATGAACCACCTCCATTTCCATTTACTTCTAATACTCTTAAGGAAGGACTATCCCAACCTCCTGGCTCACTCATTACAGGAATTCCATCTTGGCTAAAGTCAGCATTATTAAGAGTAGGGTGATAATACTTTGAATTTGATTGAAAGACTCCTACTGGTGTAGTTGTACTAGTATTACCTGGATGTATTGCTGCAGCTACATGTAGTGCAAAACCCCATGTCTTAGCAGTTGACATCATAGTATTTGCAATATATGGCCACATAACAGCATCCATAGTACCTCCACCACTTACATGATTATCTACTGCAGTTTTATGATCATCAAAATCAGCTTTCCAAACATTACCTCCATCATTAATTATATCCCCACCAGCCATACAATGAGTATTAAATTCTTGAACATTTGGATATGAAGTTCCATTAACTGTAACAGTATTACCAGTACCTTCTTGACCATGATAACAACATGAAGCTTCATCATCAAATATTATAATTAGAATTTCATCTCCAGGTGCTGGAACAGGAGGTAAACCTAATGATGTAATTGTATTTCCTGAATTAGTATTATTTGTAGTTAAACCTGCATCAGTACTACAATAAAAATCTGGAATAGTACTAGAATTATGTGACCAATTTAGTGTATCACCTACTCCAAACGTAGCAACACTACCAAGACCATAACCATCCCAAGATGTTGTATCACAATCACCACTATAAAGTTGATTACCACCATTTAGATTAGTACCAGCATTATTCATAGCACCTGTATATGTTGAGGTAGCCCAATCAAGCCATCTATTACTACCACCGCCAATTATAGTATGATATGCATCAGCATTAGATAAACCATGCATCCATAACCAATTATCCATCCCCCAATATTGATTTTGACTATCAGCTACAGACTGTTGTTGATCTATACCTCCTTTATAGTATATATATATTTTATCGTATTTAAGGCCAGATGTTGTTACATTATTATAACACTCTTGAGCCCATACGGGTGGTACATCTGCACCATCCCATACAGCTGTATTATTCCATATACCACACACCCATTGGAAAGTTACAGTTCCCCATACTACTGGATTTGAACCAACTTGAATAGCATTAAATTGATAATTAGCAGGCATACTTGCTGTTGGTAAGTATACTGAATTATCTATTATAGTATCATTGAGAATACTTACATGATGAACAGCGTTACCAAATGCTAATGTTACTTCAACACCACCAGCATCACCACATTCAACACCATGACTTACATCACATTTAACATTTCGTAACCCATAACAATCTATCATTGGTGGTATTGCCATAATCTTATCTTGCTGTTGTTGGAGGAATAACTAACATTCCTGGATTAAATGGAACACTATTAGTTTCTGGAGATATAATAACTTCTCCAACATTTAATAATGAATTATTATACTTATTTAAACATTTTTTATGTATTACAGCTCCATCACTACCTGTTGCTTTATTACATCCACACCCTATTGCTGTATTACAATGTGTACATTTCATCTTTTATGATTTTATATTAACAACACTCACTACTGCAAGTGATTTTTTTTAGTTTCTTCTTAGCAAAATTATATAATTGCATTCCTTCAGTAGGACTTTGACAATATTCAACTTTTGCTTTAGCTGCATCTATCATTAACTTAATAAGATTCATTTCTCTATATCTATCTTGTTGTGTTGTACTTGGTTCACAAGGAGTAACATCTATTTCACATAATTTTTTATAATAGGATTTCATTATACCTGTTATCCTAAGATGATTATACTCTACATATGTTCTATCATTAGGAGCAACACTATATCTTATAATATATATTCCATCCGCAATTGCTGCTCTACTACTTGATCCTGATAAAGCATTTACAGCTGTAGTTGTTACTGTATTTCCACATGCATCAGTACTTGTTGTTAATTGTCCTGATAAAGATGTTCCATTACACCCTGATGTTTGTACTCCTAATGAACATGAATTTATTGCTAAATCAAATCCTGGTTGTACTTTTATTAGATTCCCTTGATTAAAACCTGGTGGTGTTATTAGTAATTCACCACAATCTACGTATAAACTATCTGTGTATTGACTTGTGTCTTTAACCCTAAAAATCTCACAATTTGCTACCATTGGGACTTCAAGACTAAGTATATGTTTATTTGCCATATTGATATTTATTTAAAATAGGACTACTCTTCCTTAATAATATACAAAAAAAATACTATATATAAAAAGAGTGAGACCTTTAAATCTCACTCTTTCTAAATAATATAAAATAAATCTATTACTTTCTATCTAATTATACTAGTTTCCAGTATAACCAGGTAAGAATGAAGTAGACATATCAGTAATAGTTCCACCTAAACCTGCTCCAGTAGATAATGCAGCTAAGGTAGTTTCCCAAGCAGCAGATACAGCAGGCATAGCAACTTTGATTAAGTATTGATCATTATCAAAAGTTCCAGTTGGATTGTTAAAGCGTGGTACAGTATGTAATATATAATACATTACATAGTTATTAGCACGTGTAATACCTAAATTACCATCAGCAGGTCCAACCATTTCAACTTCTCTGATTCTAGTTGAATCTAAGTTTCCTTGGTTAGTAGGATGTTGCATGTATCTTTGATACATCATAACATCTCTAAGAACTAATTCACCTTTAGTTTCAGCTTCTTTACCTTCAACTCTTACAACTGTAATACAGTTACCTGTACATGGATCACCGTCTTCATCTAATTCTGATGCATGAATTTGGAATGGTTCTGATTCATAATGATCTCTAGTATCAAATGAACAGTTACCAAATACAGTTTCTGCACTAGTATCAGTAATTACTAATTCTCCTTCATGTGATACAAGAACAGCAGCTGTAGCCCAAGCAAAAGCTCTAATTGCTGCAATAGCAGCTTGTTGCTTTTCCCATCTAGTATTACCTGTAGTAGTAGTTGAATCAGTTACTATTGTAGGAGTACCAAGAATAGTTGAAGTTAATTTTATGTCAACAAATTGACTAAGGATAGGATCTGATAAAATTTGAATTGCATAGTTACCGAATACTTGAGCTGGATCAATAAAAGCTTCACCAGCAGCACAACAGATTCCGTCACCACCTAAAATTTTGTAACCATTTCTATTTAATGTTCTAAGTACTGGTTCACCTTTAAAGTCTAGTCTAACTGTTCTTTCAGGTCCAGCACATGGGAAACATAACCCTGTTGCATCTAAAGTAACTTTAGATATTACTGCAGAAACAAGTGGTTGTTTACCTACAAACCTAACATAATTAGGATTGATTAATTTTGATTTCCATGATTCTGCATATCCACCGTGAAATCTATTTCCACCTAGGATGTCATTTGCTGCACCAGCTACACCAGTAGCACTCCCTAAAGGAGATCCCATTGCAAATATTACATTTATTTTACCACCAAGAAGTTGAGCGTCAGTTGCAACATCATAAGTTTGATCTACTAAAAAAGCACCTTGTAATGCTGGCAAAGCAGCAGAATTTGTTCCACTTGCTGAGGCAGCTATTGTTGCAGGCGCAAACGTTTGTTGAAACGCATGATTAAAATAAGCCATTTTTTCTATGCCTAGTTTTTGCTAGGTCTTTTTTTTAATTAATAAAGAATGCCCTTTTAGAAATGTATTGTAAGGACTTAGTTTATTCTACAATACATATATAATATACTACTTTTATCTAGTATACCATAACTTTTTAATTATTTCTTTCAGCAGCCTGTAGCTCTCTACCATAGTTGTTTACGTCAGATATATCTCCTGCAATAATTGCACATGCTTCATCAATAAATATTTCAACAAGATCATCTTTAAATTCACATTCAATATCTGCTGCAGATGCATTACCTGTATATGGATCAACACAACCTAGAATCTCTATTCTTACAGGTTGTCTATAATACATTAATGTTGGACTAACAATATTAAAATCTTCTTTATATATTTTAAGCGTATTATTTGCCATAGTACATACTGTCTCACCCCAATCAAAATTAGGATTCTTTAAAGGATCTCTCAATACAAGATCAATATTAGCTTCTTCTGTTAAGTAACATGTCATTGATCTGGGTTCTGGACAACATTCAGAAGTAGCATCAAGACTAACTCTTTTATATTCTAAATAAGTTTCATTATCTGGAAAGTTAGTAGATACATCATGATTTCCCATATCTGCAGTAGTTATTGGGAGAGTAGTTAAAAGAACTTGTAAGTCATCAATACGTCTTGTTGACACTTCATCACCTTCTTGAAACATATTATTACCATGAAGATTTCTTCTACACCATTCAAGTTGTGCTTTATTAAAAGATTCAACAATCTGCCAGCATTCTATATTATCATAGTCATCACTGGCTATCTTATTGAGTCTTTGTCTAAACTTTATTTGAATAGTTTGATTTAACATATCTTATAGATTCCAATATTGTTCCATTTGACTACGTAATCTATCTATAACTTCTTCATTTAATGGATTTTTAAAAAATTCTAAAACTTCTTCATTACTTTTACCTAACTTAATTTTAGTATCTACTTCAATTATCCATCCTTTACTATCATTTGTAATTACCTGATAATATGATGCATCCTTCATAACTGATCTTAATATTAAATTTTCCATACTATCATTAGCTACTGCTGTAAATAATACTGGAGCTTTACTCTTAGATGTTTCACTACCTTTTCCATTTATAAATAAGTCCATTGCTTCGTACATTACATCAATTGGTGTACTTCTTGTATATTGTGAACTATCAGATTCAACTAATTTTGTAACATAGAATAGTTTATCAGTATCCTCATCAAATAATCTTTGAAGATTTGATAAAGCTTTATTTTTAATTTTAGTATCTTTAGTTTTTGATGTAATTGTTTTTCTAACTTGATCTAAATAGAATCTACAATTTGGTATTTGTTCTGCTGTTTCATAATCTTTTGCAACAATAGAAAATCCTCCAGCTTTAATAGCATACATCTTTATCAAATCATATGGATCTTTCTTTGGATCTAAAAAGTATGGATCATTACCAACTTTTAAATGTATCTTACCCCAGAAAACATGATTATCTGGTTTTAAGATTTGTACTTTATTCCAGAATTCTGGATCTTCAGGATCAATAACATTAGATGCTAAGTCCTTCTCAAGTTGTACTACAACTTTTCTAATTTCTTTTACTTTTGCTTTTCTTTCAGCATCAGGTAACATTTTAACATCAGGAGCAAATTCATTTAATCCTGTTACATATCTTTTTATGCCGTTTAATTCTAGGCATGCTAGATCTTCCATATGATATACTCCGTCATGCAAAGTCATCCCATATTTTTCAAGACCCATATTTTCTTTACCAGTATCAAAGAAAGGACGTATAGCAATCTTTTGATCCTTACCTTGTTGGTACTTCTCACTAATTGTGAAATCTTTTGTCATTGTACTCATAACATTTTGTTTTTTGGTTTATAATTTTTTTGGTTTAAAAAAGAAATAGGGGGGAGCACTAGACTCCCCCTTTTTTCATATTGTTAATTAAGACTAGAATGATCCTCCAGTTACTGGATTCTTCATTACAATCTTAAGTACTTTAGTTGGATCCTTAACCCAGATAGCTGGCATTGTTTGTGTCATCATTACACGGTATCCGTTAAAGTTACCTGATGAAGCAAAACCTTGACTTCTACCCATATAATCCATAGTTCCATTTTGATAGAACCATTTCAATGCATTATCCCAAGATAATTTCAATAAGAAGATGTTATCTTGAACATTATCAGTTACATCAAAGATGATGAAGCTGTAAGAAGATAAAGGTCTTCCATCTACTAAAGGATTCTCAATGTCATTAGTATGTAAGTTATCAAACGCAGGGTTTAATACAAACTGTACATTAGCTAAGAACGGAATGATATAAGAAGTAAATGCATATCCGAAACCTAAGTCCATTGGATTACCTTTAACAATTCCCATTTCATCAGCATTGTATACTGCTCCAGCACCTAATCCACCAGTACCAGTTAATCCAGCTGCTTCAGCTCTAATAGCTTCATTGATAAGTTTCATTCCACCAATTCCTGTTTGTACTACTAAAGTACGTCCTGGATCTGGTCCTTCTAATTCAACTTTTCCTTGATAGAAATTGTAAAGTTCATTCTTAAACATGTCAAGATCAAAAGAAGCTTTGTTGTAAACTCTTTTAAATGAGTTGTCTAACTGCTTCCAAAGACCAACAGATAATCTAATATCATCTGGACCGTCTTGTTTTACTCTACCACCATGACCCCACATTAAGTAAGTCTCAATGTCATTTGCTACCTTAGTAAGGTGAGCAGCTTCCATGGATGTTAAGAATGTTCTAGAAAGTGAACCATTATCAAATGCTCTCTTAATATAATCTTTACCCATTGCGCTAACCATACCTTCTAATGTAGAAATAGATGGATCAATGTTCTTATCAAAGTTTCTCCAAATCTCAGTTACAGGTACAGTACCATCTGCATTCATTCCTCCTTTAAGCATTAAGTCTGCTCTAGATGAAATTGAATAGTGAACGTGTGCTTCAGCTCCTCCTACGAAGTTGTAGAATTCACGGAAACCTGCTTCTGTTGAAATATCAGAGAATCTTTCTCCATATTCACCTCTAGCAGAACCTTTTCTGAAGAACTTAGTTCCTGCTACAAGATATTTAGTTGTATCTAGTCCTGTATTACTTGCATTATTTACAAGTTGTACAGTATAAATAAATCCATTACCTGCTGGAAGTATATCATCAGCTGTAATATATAATTCAAGTCCATTATACTTATCATAAGTAATAATGTCCCCATGACCAAATGTACGTTTAGAAAGTTTAATTCTAAACTTTTGACCATCTTTACCTACCACATCTGCATCTGTTACATCATCAGTTACAAAAGGTAAGTCAATTGCAATAGGTGTTTGCCATTTGTATTCACCTCTTGCATTATCCACCATAATAGTATTCTTACCACCAAAGGAAGCCATTTGATACAAAGGCATTTCTACCTTTTGTGTCATTGCCCACAAATCCACTGGACCCATGTCCATTGGTTCTGAGTTACCAAGCATTCCTGCTAAGTGGTATGAATCTACGTGTGAACTCGCATTGTAGCTTGTATCCCTTAAGAACAAGCCATTGTTTAATACTGGAGTTGCCATAATTTAATTCTTTTTTTAGTTATTAATTATTGTTATTGTTGTTGTTTTTTTATTTTATATTTTTAAGAAACACTTTGTATCAATGGTGTAGTTGCTACAATTCTATCTGCATCACCACTATTGAGAGCAAACAAACTTTCCATTAATGCAGTAGCTGTAGTTTTAGAAGAATCGGGTTGAGTAATAAACTTTATTTTGGTACCGCTATTTCCCTTAAAGTACATTTCAGTATTGTTAGCATCTACCCAGTTAATAAATAAAATATTATCTGCTGCAATATAATGTGTTGATACTACCAGTGTAGTTTTTGCTGTCATTGAAAAACCTAAGAATTTATTTTCTAGTCCTGTTGCCATGTTATTTTTTTTTTTTATTATTAAAATCTTTTAAACATATTTTGCCCACCTCTATTTATTTTCCTTTTAGAAGGTTGGCTTGATGTTGTTTCTTTTCCAGATGTAGAAGCACTCTTATCTGATTGAGTAGTTTTAAGTTTTCTAACAGTTGCTTCAACTGCCTTTGTTTCTCCCTTCTTCATTATCTGTGATTTATATCCATTTGGATCAGCCAATAACCATAATGCTTCAGATACTAGATTATAGTTTGGTTCAACAAATTGATACTTCTCTAATAAATGCCCTAATAAGTTGGTATTCTCACCACTAATAGAAGGATATGCAGGATTAACAAGACCGTTATAAATAAGTGATTGTATCTTCTTATCAACTTTTAGATCACCAACCTTACCACCTTTTAGTGTATTGTATACATTTTGCATATAATTCTGTGATGCTTGTTCTTGTTGTTTCTTCTTCATTGTTTGCTCTTGAAGTTTAGCAGCTACAACTTTTTCTTGCATCTTATCTAATTTTGGTTTAAACTTTCCCGCTTGTGTTTCAAGTTTACCAAGATCTTTCCATATTTCTATTTCTTCATCAATTTCTGCATCATTTCCATAACCTGTTGCTCCTAAATATTCTCTTATGATATGTACTTGATCTTTCTCATTCTTAATATTACGTTGATATGATTCTTCCACATGGGATAAGGCTCTAAATAAACCTTTCATATCTTGTCCACCATCAGCTACATACTTTGCAGCTATCTGTAATTCTTCAGGTAAACTCTGAAAAAATTGTGCTGGTGTTTCTCTTCTAACGTCATTAGCTGTTTGATCAAGATTAGCTTGAATTAGTTCTTCAAAATCTTTTGCACTATATTCACTTAAATCTTTGTTATCATCAAAACCTACAAGTTTGTCATCTGCAATTAATTTATTAAATACATCTGCCATACCATTGATAGGTTTTCTACCTCTCTTTTTTGGTTGATCTTCTTCAACGTCAGATTCAGGTGCGAATACATCATCAATAACATCATTAACATCTTCTTTACTAACCTTTTCTTTTATTTCAGTACCTACTTCAGCTATAGGTGTTTCTTCTTCTGCTTTTACAGAGAGATCAGTTGTATCATCAGAGTCTGCATCTTTAATGACTTGTTCTTCTTTTTCACCCATATCATTTTCATTTAGGAAACTCATATCTACTTTTCCTGCTCTTGAAAATACATTAGGTTTTTGTTCTTCTTTCTCATCTGGTAATGTTACACTACCTGCTCCTGGTGCTCCTGAGAATATTTCATCCAGGTTAATATCCACATCTTGGATACTTGTTTGTACGGTTTTTTCTATTTCTGCCATAATTTTATTTGTTGGTTTATAAATATTACATTAATAATATACAACTTTTTTAATATTTACTTATTATGTAAACCTTAAAAATTTTATATTAATATGTTTTTTTTTGGAGTATATAGCTAACTACTATTTCTTTTTATTCTTTTTATCTGTTTCCTTTCTCTTTTTTGCTGATTCAACATCATATTTGTTTTTATTTTCACGTGCAATTTCAAGATTTGTGTTAGCAACATCACGTTGAACACTTATTTTTTCTCTATCTATATCTATTTTAGCACGTGAGTTTGCATTTTTATTTGCTGCATCCTCTCTTTTGAAATCCATTGTATCTCTATATTGATCTCTTTTGTGCATATCACTCATAGCATCACGGAAATCACTTTGTTCATTCTGATCAATATCACTCTGTGCACCATATCCTGCAGCTCTAATCTCAGCAACCATAAGATCTTTTCTTCTTTCTGCTTCTGCTTCCTGTGTTTTAAAGTCACGTTCAGCTTGTTTCTCCATTGCTTCAGCTTCAAGTTGTTGTTCTTGCATTTGTTGTTGAGATTGTTGTTGACTCATTTGTTGTTGTTCTTGTTTAGTCTCAGCATCTTTAAGTATATCACTTACCTCTGCAATTGAATCTGCTTTAACAATACTTCCAAGATCATAGATACTTGCTCCTGTTGTGTTATTCTGAAGAGCCATTTGTTTTAATTGATCTAATGTTGCTCTATGATTTGTTTTAGTAGTTGCAAAAATATTAAAGTCTCTTAATAAAAGTTCAGTACCATTAATAGTAAAGTTTACTTTTTCTGCTTCAGTATTAATATAACTTAATCTTACACTTGGATTTGTACTATTATAATATTGTGCTAGATCTGTTCTCATCTGATGTACACGTGGCATTAATTGATCAGAATGATTTACAAAATATATCTCAGTTTGTGCATATGACTGATTCATTGCATTAATAACTCCTGTTGCTGTTTCTTGTCCAATTGGACTTCCTAACCTTTGTGGATTTACACCAATAGCATCAAATGCTTGTTGTTTAAAATGATTAGCTAATTGTATTCTAGACATTAATCTACCTGTCTGTTCTAAATTTAATGTTTGATAATGATTAAAGTTTGTAGCATTCTCAGTATTAGTAATAGATGTATCTAATGGTAACATACCAAAATCCTTCATTGCAACATATGCTTTAGCAAGATTATTCTTACCCCAATCTTCACCCATTGAATGACGTGGTAATGCATTTTGATCAAACATAATAACAGTACCTAATTCATCTACTAGTATATCTGCTATTTGGTTATTAACCATATTATAACCTACTTGATATGGCTTCATTAAATCAACTAATGAAGTAGATCTAGTATTTCTATCAGAGAATACTCTACCTTCTACAGGTAGTTTACAACCATATAAACTATTATCCCCTTTAAACTGGAATGGTAGTCTGCCTGGTTTAGTTCTATTAATTCCTATATATATTGGATTAAATTCTCCAGTGTTACCTTGTCTCCAAGATGTAGGTAAATTTGGTCCTATTTTTACACCACCCCATACTTCATTTATCCATATCCAATCAATATGTTCTCCTTGTACTAGATTATCTTTTGTTTTTTCTTTAAATAGATTTGTATTATAAATAGGTTTCTCAGTTACTTTATATACTTCATCAATAATATCTTGTTGAACTTCTCCTTCTTCTGTTATTCTTGTAAGATGTCCTACTTTTCTTTGAGTCTTCCAATATGTTGTTGTAACTCTCATCATATCAGCATCACCCCACATTCCTACATCATCACCTTCTTTTAATATCATGTTTACTATATCACCTCCAGCTTGTGGATCAGAATCCCAATTACTCATATATTTTCTATATGATAATGATGGAGCACCTGTATTCCATTGATGTGATTTACTTGCATCATAATAAGATCCATCATTCTGTTGTCCATCTAACATGTACTTTGCAGAAATTGCTGGATAAATATTTTGTAAAGATAATAATTGTTCTTGTGACATTAGATAACCATACTTATCAATAACATCTGCGGGAGACATCATATCACATTTACCAACAAAATTTGAATCTGATATATATCTACTATCAGGAGATTTGTGATAAAATGTTAAAACAGGATTCCATAATTCTACTTCATAATCATCTTCCATCATTTTAAAATGCCAAAACTCTCTATCTGAGATAAGCATATCTCTAAAACCTCTTTCTTCAAGTTCATTCATTCTGAATCTTTCTTCATCTACAGCTAATTGATGTGTAGCCCATTCTTCAACCATACTTCTATAATCTTTAGAAAAGAAATCTTCAATCTCTGGTAAGGTCTTTATATTTTCTGGTGAAAGTTGTTCTTGTGCTTCTTCTGACTGAGGATCTAAACCTGCATCAAGCATCTTCATAAGCATTTTAGATTCTGCATCAGCTAATAGATTCTCTTCAATTTGAGATCTCTTCTGTTCTAACATCTCATTATAAGATGTATCATCAACAGCTCTAAATTGTACTTTATGAAATCTTTTTGTAAATTCTCCAGTTAATACATTAATTACATTTGGAATGATTGGATAGAATTTTAATTCTAATGCTGATTCATTCTCTTTAGTAAGAATGTCCATTAGATCCTTATAATCATTATCTTCTTCAATAATATAATCTGTCTTATCTATAATACCTTTTGCAAGTTTGTAATTCTTTAATAATTTTCTTGCATTTTTTCTAAGGTAATTCATACCTCTTAATTCAATCCAATCGAGATTCCATGCTGCCCATTCATCATCCTTATCTTTAGCTTTAATAAACTGAAGAGGTTGTGTAAGATTACTAGTCGTTAAATCAGCACCTTTAACTTTTGCTCCAGCTTTTAGCTGCATTGCATTATATAGTTGCATATTATTTAGTGTTTAATTTTAATAATATTATCTAGTTCTACATAAATATATGTAAAAGGATCCGTCCCAAATGTTGTTGTTGTTGTCCAATAGTCTAAGACGTTAGCATAATTATTCATTATTTAAAGTTTTTATATGGTGATTTTTTTATTTTATTTTTATAACTAGATCTTTTAACTCCTATGTTTCTAAAAGGTGTCATAGATAATTTATACAAATTTTTGGACTTATCCAAGTTATTTGAGTCCTGATTCTCTCTACGCTTGGTATATCCTCTATTTGACTGCTGTATTCTTACAAATGCAACTAAAGCAGCAAAAGCTACTAATCTATCCACGTTTAATCCAGGATAGTATTGCATCATCTCAGTAAGTAGCATTTTATCTGGTATTCTTTCAACACCAAATGTCTGTGATGTGACTTCTCCATTCTCATCTAACTCCTCATCTATACCTTCTCGTATATACTCAATTGCATATGAAATAAGATGACTTTTAAATAAAGTTCCTGTATTCTTCCATCCATATTCTTGGAATACATTCTGATTAGACCCAAGATCTTTAAGAAACATAATCTGTTGTTTTGGAACTAAATACTTTTGTTTACGTTTAGCAATCATATGTTGTATAAATAATGAGATATTATTTTCAACTAATGTCCAAGCTTTATACCATTCTACAATTAGTTCTAATTGTTCATGTGTTTTATTTATGTCATCATATCTACCACACCATGATGCAACAACTTTCTCTCTCTCAATAAAAGTTTCTGTCTTATCATCTTCATCTATTCTTGTAACTTCTATTGCATTTTTATATACAAATATACTACATAATGAATCTGATGTTGTAGTCTTTCCTTCTGACACAGGGTCAATAGAAGCATAATAGGTTCCAAATTCAGGATTACTAATAGGTCTTTCCCATACAACTAATACTCCTGTCTTATCCTCTAATTTCTTTTTTACTGGAAATGTTATTATAGGAAGTTTTCTACTTTTCTTAGCTTCAATACCATCTTCTGTTCTTTCAAGTTCTAAAAACTCATAACCATATTCTTTATCTTCTATTCTTTTTAACTGTTTTGATATTAGACCTTGTGGGAATATTGCTGCCTTTCTATATGCAAAGGCTTCAGCAATATTGATGGGTTTTTGAGATATACGTAATTGATATTGTTCTGGTGCTAAATCCTTTTGCCATACTGATCTCTCATTTTTTATAGCTTTTAAAGCTCCTTCTATCATTGAATTACCAAATGCATCTATATGAGGAGGCATTGACCATTGTTCTGGTATAAATAATCCTGCTATACCTATTGTCCCTTTATCATCCATTAAGTCTGTCTCTACAGCATATATATCATTTGCTTGTGGATTAAGTATAAATTCTTTAAGTGGATTACACTGTTGCAAGTCACCCACTGATCCAGCAGCAATAAACTGTCCAGTAGTCATCATACCAGATGTCATTGCTGGACGAATATACTCATAAGTCTGATCCATCTTTGGAGCAATACCAGCCTCTTCATGAAAGAAATAAGTACATGGTCCACCAACACCAGTAGTTGCATTTTTCTCAAATGAAGCACCTTGGATCTTTGACATAAGACCTTTGTTGGTTTTTCTATTATTAATTCTAACTTCAATCTTTTGTTCCCATAGTAAAACTTTTTCAGGTGAGCTAGGTCTATACCATGCGGTATGTTCATTTAAGAAAGTCTTATATTCATCTAAGAATTTCCATGAACCTTTATCATTAATATAATCTTTTAGTGATGCTCCTATTTTACATATTGATCCTTCTTCAAACCAATACTGATTTAAAAGTTTAGCCATATGAAAATATGATGATGCTATCTGACGTTTCTTAAGTATTGCAACATGTTTACAATGTAACTCAGCAATTATTTCATAAAGAGCCATATGATATTGAGCATCTCTAACTTTAGCAAATCCATATTTTTTTTCTTCTTTATCAAATATAGGTAAGAAATTTAACCACATATAATAATCTCTTGTAAGATACCATGTGTTTTTCTTTCCTACATATAAAACTCCTTCTCTACATTTTTCTTTTTGATCATTCCAGTATTCTATATAATCTCTAGATCTAAATGGTTTATTACAATAGAATCCTTGAGAATTAAATGTAACAGCTTGTTCATTAAATAATAATGCTGTTTCATCAAAATCATATTGTCCAGGTTCTTTAAATAATGTCAAAAGATATTCAGCTAATTGTTCTTGTGTTTCAAATTCTTTATAACCCCATTCTCCATTATTATATGTTGGAATTTTTTTATACATTCATGATTATTGCTAATATATCAAATTGTTCTATCAGTAAATGTACTTCACCATGATGCATCATAGGTACAGGTACTGCTTGTTCTGCATATTGTATATAGTCACCATCCTTAATACCTTTTACTGCATCTCCTACTGAGATTACATATGCCTTAAGTTGTTGAGACTGTGCTGTTTCAGGAATATATATACCTGAATTACCATATGTTTCTGCTGCTTTAACTTGTTTTACCAATACTTTACTTCCAATTGGGATTACTTTTTCTGCCATTTTAGTTTAGTTTTAATTATTACATTTGATCATATGCAAGTCCTTGTCCTCCACGGACAGAACTTTTCTGTTCATCTTTCATATCATTATAAGCACCCTTGAATGACTGTCTTATTTGGTCAAACTTTGCAGCTGTATTTACTAATGATGTTAAGTTTCCATCTCTTCCATGTTCAATAGATGTAGTCTCCATATACCTAGCTAGTCTATCTAACATACTTTTAATTCCTTTGTATGCTCTAAATGTTGGTGTTTGATACATCTCTTTACATATATCTACAGCTTGTCTTATCTCTCCATCTTCAGTAGATTCTTCAAGTCCTATTTCTTCTATAATTAGATCTTCTTTCTCATGTTCAGGTATATTAAAGAAAGGATTCATATCTGGATCAGGACAAGTCATATAAAATATATATAAATATACAGATAAAAATGTATCTGGGTATTTATCCATTATAGATTTTAAAGATTTAATTGTATAGCAATGTTCTGATGGTATTACTTTTCCATTTTGTATATCAAATAATTTTACTAACATTATATATTGTCTTTAAGCCACATTATTAAACTATCTATTTCATCTTTAAGATATGGTAGATCATACATTTTAATATCTTTTATTATTGGTTCATCTTGATCATTATACTTTGTTATTGGATAACCAAATTCATTCTCACCTTCTTTCTCAAAGGATACATGTTGGATTTGTAACTTTCCAATTTTAAGTTTAGGGTTATGCTTCTTAATAATATAAGCATATAAGCTTAACTGTAAAGTATAATGTTGTAGATTACAATCATCTAAACTACTAATAGGATTATACATCTTAGAAGTAATACCTTCCCAGTTAGTAAATCCTTTTTCTTTTATTTCTTTATTAGTTTTATAGTCTAAAATATTTATTCTATTATTAACTATAGATACTAAATCAGCTTGACCACATAACCCTAATGATTTTAAATAAACAAAGTGCTCTGGATATGCACCATCTTTTA